GGTTATATGTCTCTTGGGCTTTTTGCGAGTGGATGCGCAAAAACCTTTGCGCAATGCCAGCGCGCAAGGTTTGCGTTCGGTGACCGCGCTTTGCGTTTTGACACCCCTTGCGCAATGTGAAGCGCTCGCATGCACAGTCCGGTTTGATCAGGCTCTACGCGGCGGAGAAGGCCATCCCTCTCCGCACCGCGCAGTATCATGCGCAAAAGCAAAACCCCGACTACCTCGCCTTCATGGCCCGCACCGCTGGACAGTGCATCAAGGCAGACGCCCCCACCCGTCCCCAGCAGCAGGCCCTCGCCGCCGTCATTCACTCCGGCCCCGCCGCCGCAGACAGCGCCACCGACCTCGAAGTCCACATCGCGCCCCCCGCCATGTCCATCCCCCGCGACCGCTGGACCCCCGAGCAGTATGCCGAGTGCGAGGCATGGTTCGGCCTCGTTGAAGCCAACACCCAGCGCAATGCCGCCCTCAAGCGAGGCGATGCCATGGGTGCCCTCGGCTTTGTCAATCTCGCCGCCACCATGCTCAAGAGCTACCACCTCGCCCGCGCCAAACGCGTCGCCGCAGACATCGAAGCCGGCCGCCTCAAGCCCATGTCCGCCTGGCAATCCGCCAAATCAGGCATGAGCAAAGTCGTCGCCCTCCTCGTCGGCCTCGAAGGCGAACTCGCCCAGACCACCAACCCCGACAACCCCCTCCTCGCCCGCAAAGCCATCGGCGACTGGAAAGAGCGCAAGTGGAACCCCGCCGTCGCCAATCTCATGGCCGAACTCACCCAAGGCCAAGGCCTCGCCGCATGAACACTCCACTGACTGATGCCTATCAAGGCACTGATGAAACCCATCGTATTAATGGCCTCACGATCTACCAGCACGCGGCTAAAATGGAAGCCGATGTGGCTGAGCTCAATCAACGTCTAATTGATAGACGGGAAAGTTTTCAGACGCAGGTCATCCGCATTGAAGAAACGTGGAGAGAAAGGATGGGGAGGGCACTCGTGTCTCATTTCGCTTTTACTTCTAGTCTTAGAACACTGATCAAAGACAAGGATGCACAGGTTTTAGCGTTTCGGAAAACTTTGCAGTATATCCGAGATGTTATGGTGTTAGAGCCCGCGCCAAAACTTGGTCAAACCAATTGGCCACAATTGGTGGAAGATGCCAACTCTACACTTTCTACCCCGCCGCCACCATGCGTGCCGTTGGAAGATGTTCTACCCCTCGTGAAGGCATTGAGTCATTGTTTTGCATACTCTGATAATCATATTGTTCTTGAAGACTTTTTCGCCAAACATCCCGCCGCAGCAGATCCGACGGCATGACCCACGCCGACGCCAGCACCCAGGCCGAAGTCCTCAGCCTCTTCGAGCTCAAGCCCCGCACCGCCGTCGTCCCCTGGCTGGAGGAGCACATCACCCTCCCCGCCAAAATGGCCCCCAATTCGGCCGGCCCATTCCGCACCGCGCTGCGTCCCTTCCAGCGGCCCATCCTCGAATGCTGGAACCCCGACTCCGGCGTCAATCACTGCGGCGTCTCCGCAGGCGTCCAGATCGCCAAGACCACCATGCTCGTTCTCGGTATTTCCTACCGCATTTGCAACAGCCCGCTCCCCGCCCTCATCGTCGGCTCCTCCAAAGACTGGACCAAAACCGAAATCAGCGAAAAGCGACTCACCCCGCTCATCGAAGAAAACCCCGTCCTCGCCGCCGAAAAGCCCGCCGACTCCGATCAATTCCGCGCCATGTCCATGGCCATGGCAGGAGGTGGTATCAATCTCGTCGGCGGCAACAGCCCCGGCGCACTCTCCGGCGGCTCCTACGGCATCGTCGCCATCGATGAAGCCTCCAAGCTCGCCCATCAAGGCTCCGATCAAGTCCCCGAAGCCCACCCCTTCATGCTCGCCGAAAAGCGCACCGATGGCTTCGGCGCCCTCGAATTCCACTACCGCAGCAGCACCCCCAATTCCCCCAGCCACCCCTTCTGGCAATACATCCTCTCCGGCGATCAGACCCGCTTCCACGTCCCCTGTCCCCACTGCAAAGAATGGTTCTACTTCGACATGATCGGCCGCGCCGAAGACCGCGAAGAATACACCGCCAATCTCGGCATCACACTCCCCAGCGACTACCGCTCCCTCGTCTGGTCCAAAGACGCCCGCGAAACCAACGGCCAGTGGAACGAACGCAAAGTCCTCGAAACCACCACCTACATCTGCCCCCACAACGGCTGCGAGATCCGCGAGATCCACAAGCAGCCCATGGTCGACGCCTGCGAAGAAAAACGCCACAACCTACTCGCCGCCCCCAACCGCCGCTCCTTCATCATCCCCAGCTTCTACTCCCCCACCATGTCCCTCGGCCGCATGGCCTGGGCCTTCCTCGATTCCCAGAAAGACTTCTTCGGCCTCCAGGACTACTACAACTCCCGCCTCGCCCGCCCGTGGATCGAGCAGCTCGCCAACGTCAAAACCGAAGACATCCGCAAGCTCCGCGATCTTTCAAACTACCGCCGCGGCATCATCCCCCGCATGCCCATCGCCCTCTTCGCCGGAGCCGACGTCGGAGACTTCGCCACGCATTGGAACGTTGGAGCCATTTTTGACAACGACGAAATCGCCCTCATCGACTGGGGCACCGTCCTCACACCGGAGGATCTCATCGCCGCCTCTCAGCAGTGGAAGTATCAAGTCGCAGGCACAGACACCGTCCTCTCCGTCTCCCGTGGCCTCGTCGATGCCAAAGACCAGACCGTCCGCGTCTACAACATGTGCCAGGCCTCCGGCGGCTTCTGGTGGCCCGCCTCCGGCTCAGACTCCCGCACCGGCTCTTGGGGCTTCACCCCGCTCAAAACTCACCAGCTCGATCGCTACACCTTCAACTCCTTCCAGTTCAAAAAAGAGCTCTACATCAATCTCCTCCAGAAGCAGAAATCCCCCCGCATCTACCTCCCCGCCGATGCCGATGAATCCCTCATCGACGGACTCTCCGGCCAGCAGCTCATCATCGTCAAAGGCAAAGAGGAATTCAAAAAGATCCCCAACGACCACTACGGCGACTGCCTCATCCGCCTCCTCCTCGCCCGCATCATCTACCGCGCCGAGCACGGCCACGGCGCCCCCGACATCCCCCCCGAAGAAGAAGCCACCACCAGCCGCGAATACATCCTCAAACAACCCGCATGAAAACACCACCCTTCCTCACCGAGCTCCTCTTCGCCCCTGGCCAGCACCCGCATTCCATCGGCGTCGTCATCGTCCCCACTTTGGCGGAGATGCATCAAATCCTCGCATCATCCGGAGCCTCAACACCCCACATCATCGAAGCAGGCGGCGGCCCACCCCGCGCTGCGTTCTGGTGCGACTACGACAACCCGGACAAAACCAAACTCGGCTACGTCATCTTCGCTGGTGAAGCGCTCGATCCGTCCATCATGGTTCATGAGCTCACACACGCCGCCTCCTTCTTTGTGAACTGCTACGTCATGAGGAGCAAAGCAGTCCAGGCCAAAGAGATCGAAGAGCAACACGACTACTTCGATGAAGCGCTGGCTCACACCATCGAAACCCTTTTTGAGCAGCTCTTCGAATTCGTTTACACCGCCGCGCCCCTCAGCCACCGATTTATTCCATGAACGGCACCCCTCAAGCTCCCAGCTCCACCGTCTACCTCTCCGGCAGCATCTCCAAAGACCCCGGCTTCAAAGCCAAGTTTGATTACTGGGAAAACTGGATGCTCAAACAGCCCCGCGTCAAGCGCTGCCTCAATCCCACCATCTTCCCCGGTGGCTGGTCCTACTCCGAATACATGGAGCATTGCCTGCTCATGGTCCGCCATGCCGATGTCATCGCCATGCTTCCATGCTGGCAGTCCAGTCCCGGAGCCAAAGCCGAACTCGCCTACGCCCAGAGCCTCGGCCGTGAAGTGATCTTCCTCGAAGCCGGGCACCTTTGACACCCCCGCTCCCGCGTGGACGTCCAAAGTGCTCTCATCGAATCGCTCGTTAAATTCTATCCCGTAGCCTCCATCGAGGCCCTCTGGAAGCAGGCGCTTGATGCCCTCACCAGCCGCAGCACCAGCGCCATCACCATCAATGCAACCGGCTTTGACGGCCAGACCTCCAGCGGCATCGCACTCTCCGGCCCGGACGAAATCGCCAATTTCATCGGCGCTTGCAAAGCCGCCATCAAACAGATCAACGGAGACACCACCACCGACTCCTCCAACCTCGGCACCGGCGTCTCCTTTGGCCGCCGCTATCTTCAAGTCTAAAGCACCATGGGTAAATCCAAATACCGCCGCCGCGGCACCGCCGCCCAGACCTCCGGCCCGCGAGACTCCGCCGTCGTCAACACCGGCACCGGCAGCATGTTCTACCTCGCCAATGGCGGCTTTCAGTCCGCCGGCACCAGCGACTCCCGTGGCTACATCTACTGGCCCACCACCGACACCCGCCGCCAGATCACCACTTGGACCCGCTTCGAAGTCGCCCGCAAGATCCAGTTCCTCTACAATCACTTCGGCTTCATCCGCCGCCTCGTGAATGGCATGTCCCGCATGCTCGGCTACCTCACCCCGCAGCCAGACACCAGCGATGAAGAATGGAATGAGCTCGCTTTCGAGACCTTCATGTCCATCGCCGGTTCCGCCATGGTCTGGGATCAGGCCGGCAAGTTCGATTTCTTCTCCGGCCAGATCATCGACAACCAGTCCATCTTCCGCGACTCCGACACCCTCGCCGTGAAAACCCTCGGACCCGGAGGCCGCGCCCGCATGGCCTATTACGAGTCCCATCAGATCGTCAACCCACCCAACAGCGGCACCGATTGGATCGACGGCGTCCAGGTCAATCGCGGCCGCCACATCGCCTACGGCATCAAAGACGGAGACGATCCCTCCCAGGTGCTCCCCATCGAAGCCTGGAAGTGCATCTACATGGCCCGCTTCGAAAATCGCGGCCAGATCCGCCCCCTCTCCATCCTGCAGTCCGCCGTTCTCAACATGATCGACGTCCTGGAAGTCCGCGGCTTCCACAAGACCAAAATCAAAAACGCCTCCCGCATGGGACTCGCCATCGAGACCGATTACAACGCACCCGCCGGAGCCCGCACCGGCGGCTTCGGCAGTCCCGTCTCCAAAGTGGAAGCCATCATGCCAGACGGCAGCACCCAGCAGATCGACATGGAGCTCGTCCTCAACGGTGGCATGACTCCGAATCTCGCTCCGGGCCGAAAGGTGAAAGTCATCACCGACGACTCTCCTTCGATGAACAATCAGGAGTTTGAAAAAACCCTGCTTAAAGACTGCTGCAACGCCGCCGACATCTCCTACGAACGCCTCTGCGACATCGCCGGAATCACCGGCCCCGGCATCCGCGTCCTCAATGCCGACGACAAACGCTGGGTCCTCCTCCACCATCAGCAGCAGGCCAAACGCGTCCACAATCAAGTCGTCTACACCCTCGCCATCGAGATGGACGCAGGCCGCCTCCGCCAGCCCAAGCTCAAGCCCGGAGAACTCTGGACCAACCGCTTCCAATACATCGGCCTCGCCGCCCCCGACATCGACGGCGGCCGCACCGCCCAAGCCACCCTCTCCGATCTCCAAAGCGGACAATCCACCTGGCTCGAAACCTGGGGACAGAAAGGCGTCTACTGGAAAAAAGCCATCCGCCAGGGCATCGCCGAAGTCATCTTCGCCGAAGTCGAATGCCGCCTCGGAGAAACCAAAGCCGGACTCCCCGCAGGCGCCATCACCCCAGAGCGCGTCTTCCCCTCCCGCTTCGGCATCACATCCGCCATCGCACCGCCCCACACCTCCTCCGCCACCGCCGATCCCCAGCAAATGGACGGCGACAATCCCGACTCCGACAATCCCGCCGAAGCCACCGACTGAAGACCATGAAGCGCCACCTTCCCCGCATCGCCGCCCGCCTCTACGCCGAGCCCTGGCTCATTCGCAAGTCTTCACAAGACGCCCTCCTCACCCAGTTCCGCGCCGCACTCCAGAGCCCCAAGCAGCTCCGCGCCGGTTACCTCAGCGAAGAAGAAGACGACGAAGACAACTTCCCCATGCAAGTCCAGCAGCGCGCCGACATGGACTGCCTCGCCTGTTTGGAAATTGATCAAGGCATCGCCATCGTGCCAGTCTCTGGTATCCTCGGCAAGCACCTCTCCATGATCGAAACCCTCTGCGGCGGTTATGATCTCGATACCCTCGATGCCCAGTGCCTCGCCCTCCGGAATCGTGCCGATGTCCAGACCGTCCTCTTCCACTTCAACACCCCCGGAGGCGCCGCCGCCGGAGTCGCCGACTCCGCCCAGTGCATGCTCGATCTCGCTGCTTCTGGAAAGCGCACCATCGCCTACTGCACCGAAGCCTGCAGCGGCGGCATGTGGCTCGCCGCCGCTTGCGATGAAATCTACTGCGGCCAGTCCTCCGCCATCGGCTCCATCTCCGCCCTGTGCGCGATCCTTGACGAATCCGAAGCCTTCAAAATGGAAGGACTCCAGATGCAAGTCTTCACCGACGGCGCACTCAAAGGAGCAGGCATCGAAGGCACCACCCTCACCGAAGCCCAGCGCGCCGACATCCAGGCCCGCGTCAACTACATCGGCGGCATGTTCAAGACCTTCATCACCAGCCGCCGCCCCAACGTCAAACCCGAAACCATGCAAGGCCAGTGGTTCTACGGCCAGGAAGCCCCCTCCCTCGGTCTCGCCGACGGCATCGAACCCACCCTCGCCTACTGCATCGCCAGAGTTCTCGGCAGTTAAACCCAGTCCCCAAGCTTTGACATCCCCGCCGGTGCGTCCCCACACGCACCATGTTTCTACGTCACCTCCCACTCCTCGCGCTCTGCGCACCCGCTGGCGAAACGCCAGAAGCCACCACCGCAGGCTCCACTCCAGCGCCCGCGCCTGAACCCGCCCCCGTGGTGGAAAATACCACGACCCCAGAGCCGCCCAAACCCGGCGTGATCGCCCAGGCCGTCTCCCTTCTTCGCGGAGCCAACAGCAGCGCCGCCACCATCGCCGCTCTGCGTGCCGATCTCGCCGCCCGCGATGCCACCATCGCCGACTACACCGCGCAGATCACCACCCGCGATCAGACCATTCAAGGACTGAATGAGCAACTCACCACCTTCCGCGCTCAAGAAGCCCAGCTTCAATCCACCATCACCGCCCTGGAAACCCAGCGCACCGACGTCCAGACCGAAGTCATCCACCAGCTCGCCGCCTCCGGACTTCCCGAGCCCGCTCTGCCAAAAGCCAGCACCACCGCTCTCGCCGCCACTGCGGAAGAACTCTGGGCCCAAGCCGAAGCAGAGCCCGATGCCGTCAAGAAAGGCAAGCTCGCCGCTCAAGCCATGAAGATCACCGCCGGGAAAATTCACGGCAGCAACTGAAAAAAAACCCCGCGCTTTTGACAGCCACTCCCCATCACCGCTCCACATAAAATGAAACTGCTCAATACCCTCGCCATCATCGCCGTCCTCGCCGCCACCGCCCTCGTTGCGATGGTGCAGGGTCCTCTCGCCGCCGCACTCACCGCCTTCATTGGTGGTTACATGCTCACCCCACTTTCCCAAGTCACGGGGAATCTCTGTGTGACTCTGAACTCCACGCAGATCCTCACCCTCGCCATCCAGGCCTTCCGCAAGCGTGTTCCTGCTCTGACCATGATGGGAACCGACTTCACCGGCATGGCTCTCCGCAAAGACCAGGCCGCCATCGCCCGCATCCGCACCCTCCCCACCGCCAGCACCTATTCTGCCGGCAGCGGCGGTTATAAAAATGGCGCACAGTCCGCCCGTGGCCTTCTGACAGACGTTCCTCTCACCATCGACCAATGGGCCACCTGCCCCATCAAGATGGAACACATCTACGCTATTGCAGATGCCATCAACGATTACCAGGGCAGCGTCGCAGACGCCGGTTACGTCCTTGGCAAACAGATCGTCGATTACGTCCTCGGCCTCGTCGGTTCCAAACGCTTCAGCCAGAGCGGCATCTTCGCCAATGCTGATTTTGATGTGGACGCACTCGTTGCCATCGGTGAAGCCATGAACGGCAAAACCGAAAGCAACGACCGTTTCATGCTCGTCTCTTCCCCCGCCGCCTCCGTCCTCGCCGCCGATCAGCGCCTCATCAACAACCAGTGGTTTGGCAAAGAGCAGGGCGCTGAAACCATCCGCGTCTTCCGCAATGCCTTCGGCTTCCGTGAGATCCGCGAATACCCCGACATGCCCTCCAACAACGGCACCGCTCTCACCAGCGTCTCCGTGGCGAACTCCGGCGATCTCTTCACCAAAGCCGCCCACGGTCTGATCACCGGTCAGCGCGTCTACGCCACTGGCTTCTCCGCAGGCTTCACCGCCGGTTACTACAACGTCATCTACGCCAGCTCCAGCACCTTCCAGCTTGCATCCAGCCGCGCACTCGCTCTGGCTGGCACCGCAGTCGCCGCCACGGATGACGGCACCGGCGGCACCGTCACCCCCACGGAAAACATCAACGCTTTCGCGTTTGAGTCCCGCGCCTTCGCCGTCATGGCTGGTGCGCCGCCTCCGATGACCGCAGAGCTTGCCGGCCAGTTCGGCATCCCGCTCTCCACCATCATCGAATCCATGTTCGATCCTGAAACTCAGACCGCCATGGGCATGGCCAAGTGGCAGGAAGAAGGCACCGGCGATCTCTACGTCTGCCCCACCGTCCTCTACGGAGCCAAAGTCGGCGGCGACATCACCTCCACCGCTGGAGCCACCGCCGGTGTCGGTCTCGACTACGCCGGTTACATCTCCCGCACCGCTTAATCTCCTCGGTTGATTGCTCATGCCCCACGAAGCCCGGTCTCCTCTCTGAGACCGGGCTTTTTCTTTGACACCCCGCCACATTCGTTATTCGACCTTACCATTTCATACCATGTCCCTCCGCATCCTCATCGCCCATTCCCTCCCCGGCCAGCGCGGCACCCAGACCGCCCTCTACATCGGCTCCAGCGGCGCCGCACTTGAAACCTCCAAAGCTACCGCCCCCGCCCACATCGGCAGCTTCAGCATCATCAACAATCCCCCCGCCATCCGCAAAACCAACCCGAACTACGATCCGCAGGCGAAAGCTCCTCCTGCAGTCCTTGCTTCTGAGCCCGTCAAGTTTGAACTCCCCGCCGATCTCAAAGGCCTCAAGAAAGAAGAACTCGCGCATGCTCTCGCTGCTGCTTTGGATCGCATCAAAGAACTCGAAACATCCGCCTCCGATCCCCTCTCCAGCGAAGTCGCCGTCTGATCCCGTTTTGACACCTCCTCCCCATCACCGCTGAAACAGTGCAGCGGTTTTCATAGGGCTCATCACGCGCCGTGGCTTTTGGTTGGGGCCACGGCGCGTTTCCTTTCACGTTTGACTCACACCTGCAGCTATGAGCAACGCCTTCATCGAAGCCGAAAAACGCCACGCCGCCAGCGTCGGAGTCTCCGGCACCCTCGTCATCAACAGCAAACGCTACCCCGCCCGCATCGTCACCGTGCGCGGCCAGGGCTTCAGAGAGCAGGGCGGCACCCTCCAAACCTTGAAGCTCTCCGCCGTCGTTTTGAAGTCCCTCCTTCCAGCCACCGAGATCATCGACAGCACCAACACCACCCGCGCCATCAAGCTCCAGCACCTCGAAACCGCCACCGATTACCGCATCGACACCGGCGGCGTCAATCTCTCCCCCAATGGCGTCTACTGGTCCCTCCGCTGCTCCTAACCCACCGCTCAATAGCAGACCATGCCCACCTGCCAAGTCCACCTCGGCACCCTGCTCAAACGCCTGAAGCAAGTCCCCCGGGATGCCCAGCGCATCATCGAAACCGCCATCGACACCGACGCCAAAGGCTTCCTCAAAGACATCGTCGCCATCACCCCGCCCTCCATGGGCAAGGCCAACAAAGAATCCCAGCGGCGCGGCGAAAACGCCGTCCTCTCAGACGTCTGGCTCGTCTACGCCACCCCCGCCAAGCTCTACCCCATCATCAAAGCCTACGGCAGTCCGGACATCGCCAGGCAATACTGGAACCTCCTCAAAAACAAACCCCAGCTCATTCCCCAGTGGCTCGATCTCAGCGCCCCCGATGCCGTCCGCCAGCTCCAGAGCGGATGGGACGGCGGACTCGAACACCAGAAACGACGCGGCAGAAACGGCCGCGTCAAAGGGAATAAACCCACCGTCCGCATCACCGAAGCCGAGATCCCCAAAGTCCTCGCCTACATCAAAGTCCAGCAGTCCCACGTCGGCCTCCTTGCCGCAGGCTTCAAGCCCGCCGCCGATGCTCTGAAAGTCTCCCTTCCAGCCTGGATACGCCGTCACGGCAAAACCCTCGGCAGCATTCGCATCCACCGCGCCATCGGCAGCTACGGCATCACCATCACCAACTCCGCCAAACACGGCCGCGCCAACGACCTGCAGCGCCGCATCCGCTTCGTCCTCCAGAGCGACAAACGCAAAAAGCGCCTCGCCCACCGCATCCGCGCAGAGATCCGCGTCGCCCTCCGCAAAAACAAACTCAACGCCTGAATTGACATCCCGCCCATGGCTCAAGCTCAGCCATCAATCCTTTCATCCTCTTCCATGAAACACCTCCGCCTTCTCTCCCTGCTGTTCCTCGCATGCACCGCCGTAGCTTCAGCCACAGACAAATCCCAGACTTCCACCGCAGTCATCGCAGGGCCCAATGCCCGCCGCAAGATCGTCACCCTTGCTGAAGACGTCACCGCAGGCAAACCTGGCTACCTCACCACCACCGGCACCGCAGGCCTCGCCGATGCCAACGTCCTCGCCAAAGCCGTCGTCAAAGGCTACTTCGAATCCGGCGGCTCCACAGGCCAGAAGGTCAACCTCGTCACCGAAGACGACCAGGCCAATCTCGGCATCACCAACACCATTGGCGACATCCTCATCCTCTCCGCCACCGCAGGCGGCATCGCACCACCCGCAGACGCCGCCACCGGCATGTATGTCACCGTCCTCGGCGTCGCCAAATCTTCCACCCTGGTGAACTTCAAGCCCCTCGCCTCCGGCGCCGCCATCCCGTAACCCCTCTCCCCACGCTCCGCCCCGCAGCGCCGGTGTCCGTTCTCTCCACGGGCACCGGCGTTTTCATGCCCAAAACTTCAAACTTGAAACCTTAAACCTTAAACTTTCCCCCTCCGATGCCCGCCCTCTCCCCACCCGCCCACTTCTCCAAAGTCCTCCACGACTACCTCTCCTCCGCCGCCGCCCTCGAATACGGCGCGCCCGCCCTCGCCGCCGTCCAGCGCCGACACCTCGGCAGCACCGACCCCATCACCAATCCCAACCTCCTCATCGAAGTCGAAGCCAACCCCGAGAGCACCGACGAATTCCTCCTCCTCAACATCAAGCTCACCCTCACCGTCCAGCTCGGCCCCGAAACCGGCCAGACCACCTCCACTCAAGCCGAGACCCAGCTCCAAGCCTTCCGCGCTTTGCTCAGCAACGATCCCGATTCCCGCACCGCCTGGGACATGTGGATCTCCACCCTCACCACCCAAGAAAAAACCGGCTGGAACCTCCAGCAGATCATCCCCGAAAAAACCGAAAGCGATCACAACAAAGACACCAACGTCCTCACCCTCACCGCACCCTACACCATCTCCAGCTTCTGGAACACCAGCCTCGCCGTTTGACATCCCGCGCCCCGCACAAGCTCAGACTTCCCCACTCCCCTCTGATCCCCCATTCCAAACGCCATGACTGAACACTACACCGCCGGAACCCGTCCCGGCTCCCTCATCAGCGAGTCCGGCCTCTTCCTCATGGACGACTTCACCGTCTCCCCGAAGCGCGATTACATGGACGTCATCGGCGTCCGCAACGGCGGTGAAGTCCCCCAGTCCCTCTACGCCGAAGGCTGGAACAGCCGCAATGAAATCAAATTCACCGGCATGCCCATCCGCACCGCAGGCGGCGCACTCCAGGGCATCGCCGCCCTCGAAGACGCCGATACCGTCACCAGTCTCGCCAATCTTATCGACGACGAAGTCTTCGGCATCCAGCTCTCCATGGGCACCATCCAGACCCGCGATCCCGAGTTCAAAAAAGCCCGCAATCAAAAAGGCCAGGAGTTCACATTCAATCTCATCCACTGCCCCTACATGTAAGCAGTCCCGGTGGCCGCCGCCACTCCCATCCCCTGACGATCACACCCTCTCACGCACGCGTGATCGTTCCAAACGATCACGCGTTTTTGTTTTTAACACAACCAGTTCTATGCAAACAGACCAACAACTTGCCGAAATCTACCAAAACGCAGCATCTAAAGCTTCGCAGCAGTCCGGTCGTGAAACTGGCATTGTCCCATGGGTGATGCTGGAGAATGACACAAGGGCGTCAAGAACTGAAGGTATCCGCGCCGTGCGTGAGGCTATGGATAAGGAATACGAAGCAGAGCTTGAGAAGCTGAAAAATGAGCACACGATGGAGTTTATTCAGCTAAATCATGCGCTGCCAATATCCCGTGATGGTGGCTTGAAGATTATTGACCATGCTATTGCCACGGTGAACGATTTAACCGCTGAAGTAGCCAAGCACGATGAGGAAATCACCCGGCTGACTGCCATTATTGAACAGGCAATCGAGATGGTGAACACGCCGGGAACCACAAAGGACAACCTGCCGAAGGCTATCAATGCGAAGATCATGCAGCGCGACGAGTTCCATGATGCAACGCTAAAAAAGCTGGATGCCGCAAAGGAGGATATTGCCCGGCTGCTGCGATTAGACGCCACGAACCGCGACAATTTAGACCGTATGAATAAAGCGTTGGTTGAGGCTCAGGTAGCGCATGTGAAATGTCAGGCTCAACTGGCTCAGACTAAAATTGAGATTGAGCGGATGAAGTTTGATAAATGGTGGAAGCAAGCAAATCCCGATGACGGATTCACCTGCGGCGAACAAGCGGCCGCATGGTCAGCATGGAAAGCCTGTGCAGCCCTTTCTCCCGCTTCTTAATTCCTCCTTCCTCCTTCTTCCTTTCCACTCCCCATGGACCTCTCCTGGCTCACCACCCGCAACACCTTTGAAGCCGCCGCGCTCGCCTCCCTCGGGATCGGAACCCGCCCCGTCACCATGCGGAAAAACCAGAGCGACACCCACGACATCACCGAATGGAATCTCAAGCCCGCCAGTGCCGACGGCCTCCATAACACCAGCCTTCTGCGCCAGTCCTTCAACAACGGCAAGCCCAAGGGCCTCCTCGCCACCGAAACCCTCCACCCGTATCT